GCTCAAACTCGGGATCCGTTGGTAAGTAGGCGGCTTCGAAGAGATAGACCTTTGAGCCGTTGTATAGCGTGTAGTAATTATCCTGTCCGTTGAATGAGTAATATCGCTCGTCGAGCCCCCAATCGCGGAGCACCTCTTCGATTGTCGGCATTGTGTGCTTTCGTAAGTCGTTGAGCTTCTTACGGGCGATAAAGTAGTGAGTTTCGGGATAAATAAGTGCATCGCCGAAGATCAGGGACGCGCCGAGGTAAGACTTGCCTGAACCTTTCGATCCGCCGTACCCTATATCGCTGACCTCGGGGTCGAGCCAATGCTTAGCGACTTCGAGCTGCTTGTCGTTGCCGTAGGTGTTAAACTCAATTAAGGTCGTCGTCCTCTTCGATTGGCGGCTCTGCGTCATTGGTTGGGGTTGTTTCGTTTTTGATCGTCATACCGATAATGGCCGGGACGGCTAAGGCTTTGCCATCGCTTGTGACGTCAATCTTATTGCCGTACTTTCGAGGATTGCGTCGAGCGAGGATTGTGTTTATCGTTTCAATCATAAGCTTGCTGCGCTGCACGTTGTCGCGCGTGGTTGTTTTACTGAAAGCCGCTTCGCCGCTATAACCTGACTCCTCAACGGTTTCGATCAATCGCAGGCTGGCAATTTCGAGCTTTCGCTCCTCCAGGACCTCGTCGCCCATTTCCATCGCGCGCGCGAAACGTTCTTGAAACTTTTCGTCTTTATCTAACCAATCATACAAAGCGGTGCGGCTTGGCATCCCATCAAGTTTGAGGACTTGCCTTAAGGACGTACCGCTTTGCAGGCCTTTTATGACTCGCTTAAAAAGCAACTCGCGTTGTGAGGGTGTATATGCCATTGTGTTTGTAATTACGCCGTAAATGTACTAAAATAATTCATCCGTTAAACTCAGTAGGTCAGTTAATTTTACGAAAGACCTCCTACCTTGCTTTTGGAGTTTTATTTCGCCCGAAGCTACACGGAGGTAGAACGTCCTGCGGGATATACCGAGTCGGCTAAGAGATTCTGCAACGGTAGCGAGCCCCTCTTTCAGATAGATTAACTTTTTAGGCTCTTCAAGATTTAATTTTTTAAGCGCGTGGAACTCGAAAACCACACACCCGTCTATTATCTCGGCGGGAAGCCTATCGCGGTCGAGTAGTCGGACAAAATCGGACGGGGTTATTTTGAAATAATCGATTACCTCTTGGGCTTGGAAGTGTATAGGCTCCATAAATAACGCTTTAATGTTCAGAGGCAAATATACAAACTTTTTTAAATAGTGCAAGACCTTATATGTTAAAATTTTGGATATTCTATGCAATAAAAGTATTGTTTACGCTGTTAAGCCTTATAAACACTAGACTTTACCCCCGTTGTCCCGAAACCGTAAACGATAAACGATGTGTTTTCTTAGGGGGCTATATATAAATAACGCGTTACGGGTGTATACTTGTATAGTTGTGTTATATTACTTACTTATTTATTATATTTTATATTCTATTAGTATTATTGTTTATATTGAATATAGGAGGCTTACGCCAATCATGGCGGGGCTTCCCGCGTATTCAATGATTGTTTATTATTGTTTATTATTGTTTATTTTATCCTAAAAGAGGTATACGTTAAACAAAAGTATACAAGGTTTACAAATTATGTTATAAAAAAACCCGCCTTTGTGGTAAGACGGGTTTAAGGATTTAATTGTTTTTGGTTGGTTTTACAATCTACCGTCGGTATTTTCGTCGGGATTTAAGTACGTCGACTCGTCCACCCATTCGCCGCGAAGTGGTGACTCTTTTAAGGTATCACTCTTGCCCTCGTTCCGCCCTGCCACCTCGGCAGCGTAATCGAATTTAAGCTTAGCTATATCGCCGTTGAGGTGCTTAATCTCTTCGTCCTTTAAGGTGATCGTGTGCTCTAAGGCTTCAATTTCTTTAAACTGATAGTTGATAGTTTCGGCCCGATTACCGTTTCGTTGTTCTATCGCCTCGAGTTCAGCCCCTAGTTGCTTTATATGGTGCTCTTTGTCTTTTAAGACTCTACTAAACTCGTTTACGCTGGCAGCAAATTCTGCGGAGGCCTTGACTGCTTTTACTATCGGGTTGGCCTCTACGGCGTCCCGCCTGTCAAGTCTAGCCCTAAGCGTTCGGAGTTCCACCCGTGCGCCCGATAACGACAAGCCGATAATTGATATTAAGATAAGCAGAAAAAAGAATAAAATTAGAATGTGTGTTGGTGTTTCCATGGTTAAATTGATCTATGAATTGATAATTCCATCCGCGCGCCGGATAGTTTAGTTTTTAAGCTTTTAATTTCCTCGTCCTTTCGGGCGACCTGTTCCCGCAGTTCGGCGATTATGCCCTGCGGCGTAACGCTGTGTCTCTCTGCCGACTTAGCGGGCTTCGGTGAATCGTCTAACTCTGCAAAGCCGTTACGCCAATCCCATAAGAGAGTCCCGTCTTCGAGCGCCCAAATGGACGTATAGGCGGGGCGCATTAACTTTGCATCGGGCTTAAGCTTATCGCCGAAGTGCTCACGGACTTCCTGCTCAGTTGGTCCGCTTGGTGGATGTTTAGTGCTCATAGTTGTTTATCTATTGAGAACTCGCGCCACAAATCGTAAATACTTCTAGGGTCTGTCTCAGGGACTATGTTCGCTTCGATGTACCAAAGTAGAAAATCCGTAGAGGTCTCCTGTACTGACTCGGCTAGGCGCTCGGCGGTCTCCTGTACTTGAAAGCCCCCGCCGCAGGTGTATATCTCTTGTTTTATTTGCTCTACTAAATTCATAGCTCTATAGTTGTTTAACTCTCCATCGTCCGCCGTCAACTTGTACGGCTCTCCGGTGAGTGAATTTATAATTATGTTCTTTGGTTATACGGCTTCTAGTCCTCTGCGGTTGTTCCGACTGCTTGCCGTTAATGTATGCGCCTATCGCGCTAGGGCAACCGTGCCACTTTGCGCCGTGTAGTTCGATTATCATTTGATGTGGTGTTGCAGGGCTTCGGTTAGACTTGCTACCTCGTCGGCTAGCTTTTGCTTATCGCAGATCAACCCCTTAACTTGAGCCCTCAAAGTTTCCAATTCGTTAGGGTAGTACTCGCGGCCTACATAAACGCCAGTGTTAGCCTCTTGAGATTGTTCTCCGAAAAGTTTGTCCTCCATGCTACGGTGAGAAACTATTATCTTTTCGTTAATGTCTGTCAACCTCGCCACTTCGCCCACCGCAACGCGGTTCTTATTAACTGCCTCGTTGTGCAGGTTCATAAGAATTAAATGTTCTTTGAGTACTCGGTCAAGTACCGCGTAAGGCCCTACGCCTAAGTGTATCGCCGTTATGGCTTCTTTGAAGTACGCGTCTTTGTCGTAACGCTGTTCGCCGTTTTGGAACTTCTCTAATATTTCCGTAAGTGTTAATTGTATCATTATTCTACTTTTTTAAATGTTATTGTATCCCCTGTTGCAACGTAGTGCATCTGTTCGACCCCGAACTCGAAAGGCTGTGCGGTAAAAACCTCTTGGTACCTGCTAAGTACTTGCTCTTGGTGTAAAAGGTACCCGCCTATCATTCCGACGGCTATAAGCGTCGCGCCTATGAATAATTGAAATAATAAGTCTTTCATAGCTATAAGTTTATAATGATTAATAACCCCGTGCCTGATCGCTTAATCTTAATGTCGCACGCCTTTTCGACTGAGAGTATGCCGAGTTCGATAATTTGAACGTCGTCAATGCTGTCGGTGTTAAATCTAATAGTTCCCGCGAACTCTCTGAACTTTGATGTACCGAAGTTTCTTTTTAGGATCTCGAGTACTGTGTCTTCCTTTTTCATCTTATTTACATTTAAAAATTAATGGTTTCTTTTCCCGTGCTTATGAAAGCGTCTAGGCTTTCGCAAAGCTTGTAGTCTATCTCCCTATCGTCAAAAGCGTGCCAAGTACGTAGTCGTTTCTGTTTATGGACTTTTACTTTTTCCTCTAAGGTTTTAGCGAATATATGTTTTTTAGTTTTAATCGTCAACTCTACTATGTAGTGTGTCGTCGTGGTTTCCAAAAGTACTGCGCTTACTATCTGCATCTTATTTACATTTTAAGTTAACCGCCTCGTTGCTGCTATCTGATTACAAATGTAATACTTATTTTCAATTGTGCAAATTATTTAACATAAAAATATTAAAAAATTTAACTCTTTTTAAACGATAGCCCGTATTTCTTGATCTTAGCGCGTACTGCCTCCATAAGTCCACGCTGTACGCCGTCCTTTTTATCCAGCGTTTTAACTACGCTTTCGTACTCTGTACCCTTAACTATTAGCCTATAGATTAATACTTGATATTTTTGTCCTGGACGCGGTAAACGTGCGCACCACTGCTGATATAATTCTAAGGACCAATTAAGCGAAAACCAAATAGCTATGTGTCCACCGTATTGCAAGTTGAGCCCGTGTCCCCCGCTTGCTGGGTGCATCACCATAACCTTAATTTTGCCCGCGTTCCAATCCTTTAAGTGTTGATCATTTCTAAAGTGTACGGGCTCGAAGCGTTTAAGGCGTTCCATAATTCGGGCTAGCTCATGCTTAAAGGTGTAAGCGATAAGTACAGGCTTTCCGTTCGCCTGCTCGACTAACTCCTCGAGGGCGTCGATCGTTTCGGTGTGGATCTCGTGGACGTTCTTTTCGTCGTCGTAGACTGCTCCGCCTGCAAACTGCAAGAGCTTTCCTGACATAACGCTCGCGGTCATAGCCGTAACCTCTGACTCTAGTAACTCCATAACCCGCTCGCGTTCGAACTGCTCGTACTTCTTACGTACAGCATCAGGCAGGATCACGGGCACGTCGATAAACCTCGGGGCTTTGTGCTTTTGGTAGTCGGGCGCTTCCATCGAGATAACTATGTCCTGGATAAGTTTGTAAATTTGGTCTTTGGTTGTATCGGTCGGGAGGTACTTACCGAAGTGAGAGCCTGGCTTTGATACGTGGTTAAAGAATCTATCTTTATAGTGCGCGACGTATGCGCCTAAGCGCTTACCGCGGTCGAGCATCCAAATTTGAAACCAAATATCTATTAATCCGTTAGGCGCAGGGGTACCCGTTAAAATTACAATTCTTTTAAAACAGGGTTTTATCGACTTAAAGACTTTCGACTTTACGGCGCTTGGGTTTTTAAACTTCGAGGACTCGTCGACTATACACATTTCATAAGGCAGCGACCCGCCGCCAAACTCTCCGACTAGCCAAGCGAAGTTATCACAAGAGATTAAATAAATGTCGGCCTTTACGCGCATAGCGGCGCGGCGTTGCTTCGGGTTTCCAATTATCGGCGAGAGCTTTAAGTTTCTCAGGTGCTCCCACTTTCCCACCTCATCGGGCCATGTAGACTCAACAACTTGACGCGGACCTATAACAAGTACCGAGTTGATCGCGAAGTCTTCCAGCACTAACGCGTTAATCGCCGTTAAGGTGATCACGGTCTTAGTCATACCCATATCGAGAAACAACCCGCAAAACGGATTGTCGACGATATGCTGAGCGACTATTGGCTGGTACGGGTAAAAGTCTTTTTTAGTAAGTTTGGTAGTCATTCTAAATTATGCGGGTTAAAAATTACTATCATTGAGTCGTGCATCCCCGCCCAGGGCGGGGTGTACATTTTACCGTCTTCGCCAAGCCTTTGAAATTTTACGCGGCCTTTTATATATCTGATCTCTTTAGCGTTTGGTAGTATGTGATCGTGAAATATTTTAGTGCTAGTCGATACGGGGATCAGCATAACGCATATTTTACCCTTTTGGCTTTCGGCTATCGCTTTTAATATAAAGGCCTCTTTTAACTTTCTGCTGTAAGGTGGGTTTATAAAATTGCTATATCCCCAATCTTTTAAAAGGCCGTCGTCCTCGGGCCTTATTTCGTTAACATTAAAAGGGCAAGGGTCGAAGCTAAATAAAAACTCGTCGTCGAGTTCGTTGTATAACTCTTTCGGGGTCGCCCAATTATCTGAGTGATCTAAATTTCTATTTTTCATAAAATAGTACGGGTTTCAAATGGTATGTTGTGCTCTTTTGCGTAACCCATACCGTACTGCATACCGGGGCTAACTCCGTAATCTATATAAAAGACTTGTAAGTCCGCAACCTCTTTCCACTTAAGCCCTGCGTCGATTCCCTGCTTACGCTCTTCGGGGTTGAGGTCGTCAAGTATACCCTCTTGGGTGTAAAGCAGGTGCGACGCTATCGGCGCCTCTCCTCTGCTTAAGCTATCTTTAACGCACATACGGGAGTACTTTATATTTCGCTCTACGTCTCCGGCGTAGGGGCTTTCTAGTATAACTCTTTTCATTCTAATAAGTTATTAAGGATTTCATTTAATTGTTTTAAAGTGTCTACGACGTGAACGGTAAAGCCCATACGGCGTAACTTCTCATGTACTAACCGCTGTACGGGTGTAGGCTTTTTGCCTGTGCTCTTTACCTCGACAAAGAACACAACGCCACCCGGTAATAAGACGAGCCTGTCAGGTAGTCCCGTTACAAACTGACAAAGCAGTTTAAGCGACCAACCGCCGAGGCTTTTAACCTCAGCGTTTAAGGTTTTCTCTATGAGCTTTTCGCTATCCATTTTCTCGAGCCACTGCGGCGCTTCTCTCGTACTGCTCCGCCGCCTCTATCATCATAGCCTTTTCGATTAAGAAGTAAACTAGAATGTCGTTATACTTTTCATGGATCTTTCCAATAGTCGGAAAGTTTCCAAACTTACTGTCATTGCGCAAGTCCTCTACGCTTATGAGGTGCTTAAGCAAAAAGCCCTGCAGTACTTCCTCGCGGGTGCGTCCTGAGATTTCCGCGCCCCTCTCGAAGTTGTGGAACGGGTTAGCATTTCGGCGGTACTCTCTGCCTTTCTCGATTAAAAGCCCTTTAATGTGTTCGAGAGTTAATTCTATTCTTTTCTCAAAATCCCGCTCTTTGTCTGAAATAGGTATGCCCATAATTATAGTTTTTTACGTTGATAATATTTTTGTTTGCCGTACGCCCCAAAGTTGGCAGTCGTTGGCTTGTACTCCCAATCGGGAAACGACTTCATTATATCGTTAATGTCTCGCGTCTTGTAGCGGTCGGCGTCTTCTTTGTTCTTGCCGAGGCACTCGCACCAAAGCTCAACCATACAAACGCGGTCACGCTTAACGCCTTTCTCGTTGTACGCCTCGGGGTCGTTTAAGAACATACGGCGCTCGTCTAGCCCTCGGGCGTTCCAATCGCTTGGGAGCTCTCTCTCTAGGTAAAACTCGATAAGTCCGCGGCGTTCGTCTGTCTCGCTGTGGCTTGTCTGCTCGTAACGTGCGATCGTCTCGGCTTCGGGGCTTAAGTATAATTTCTCGCCCGCTTTGTACAGCGTTAAGGCTTCGGCCCAAATTTGATCTACTTCTTTATCGAGGTCAGTCCAAACATTTTTAAGGGTGTCGTCTATCACGACATCCCCCGGCAAGAATCGACGCCCTCCCGTTGGATCCGTAAAGAGGTTACGGGTGTTAGACGTTGCGATAAATATATTTTGCCTTGGGAAGTCCTCAGGGCTTCGGCCATAAGCAGGGCGGAACGTGTCGACCCTTTTCGAAATATATAATTTAATCGCCTCGTTGTCTGCCTTTCTAAATCCTGACATTTCCGCTATCTCGATAATCCAAGCGCCCTGCAGTTGTTCGAAAGACTCCTTACCGTGTACCGTGCTAAAGCTGTCACTATACCAATCTTTACCGAGCTTGTCTATAAACGTAGATTTGTTGCAACCCTGCGGCCCTATAATGGTGAGCACTAAATCGAACTTAACCCCTGGATTAAATACCCGAGCCACCGCACCGACTAAACACTTTCTTATCGACTCGCGGGTGTAGGCGTTGTCTACCATTCCAAAATAATCAATAAGTAAATAGTCGAGCCTTTCGGTCTTGTCCCACTTTAAGCCGTTGAGGTAATCTCTAACGGGGTGAAAGCTATGTTTTTCAAACTCTAAGGCGAGCGCGTCGTCGATCTTTTGTACGCCTGTTATTCCGTAAATTGTTTCGATGTAATTCCTAATACCCGAGTAATCTACGTTCTTAATCGGTTCGGGCTTCTTAATCCCGCGCCACGGCAAAGTCCTAAATACATAACGTTTGTTGTCGAAAATGTTTTGTTTAAACGACTCTTTGAGTCGCCCGTCGTGCTTAAAGATAAGCGATATATTTGTCGAGCTCGAAAGATAATTGCCTTTATTGTCCGCTTCGAGTTCGACCATCCAATCGGTGTTATCGTTGTCACCCTCTACGGCGTCGGGCTCTTCGTCGTATTCGCCGTCTAATACTTCGGCGAAATCGTATTTTATATTAGCCTGTGACTCTTCGGCTAAAAGCTTCTTAACCGCTTTGTCTTTGCGTGCAAAGTCTTCCATCGCTGAGAAGCTCTTCGGTTTTTGCCCTTGGGTTTGAGTATCGTTATCCAAGTGCCCAAAGAGGTGCAATCGCACAAGGTCGAAAGAGTTAGAGGTCTTCCCGCTGCACGGATCAGTACCGTGATGGCTATAAGCGAACGTGTCCTCATAAATAATAAGTCCCGCCGCCGTTGAGCCTTGCGTATAAGTGTATCTCTCTTCATGGTCTGTGGATATATATTGCTCAATTAAAAATTTCTCGATTGCTTCGGTGATTGAGTAGGTACGGCAGAACGCCCCAACGATTCCGCTTTTCTCTCTAGGGTCTGCCTGCTTTTTGGCGTTGGCTCCAAGCTCTCGGAGCATCTGCCCCGAGGTCGGCCAAAGGCTCGTGTCTGTCCAATCAATGTAACTGTCGAGTATCTCGTCGGCGCATAGCCAAGGGCCGTCCTGCGTCTCCATATAGTAATCTACGTCTTTCGGCGTTGAGGGCCAAAACATAAGGCGGTTAGTCTCGAACGTGGTTTGGTCGAAAAGCTCTATGTCTAACTGTCCAGCAACGGATCGCGCAATCGCGACGTACTCGTCGGCGGTAACCTCTCTATCTAAGGGCATTAAAAGCCTGTAGCGTGGATCGGTTTTGCAGTGTTTGTGCGTCCCGTGTATAATCGCCGCGTTTTCAAACTGCAGCGTAAAGTCGCTCCAAAAATCTAAATGCGCGAAGTCAATGTCCAGCGTTAAGAGTTGGCGGTGTACCACGTTTTTAGGGCTGCGCTTTCCGTTTCTCAGATACCCTCCGACGTACCCGCCGACGTCTTTTATTTTACCCTGTTCGGGTTTAGTGCTTGCAATAAATTCTTTGTAGGTCTCGGGCGTTACGGTATTCTCGGCGATACGGTCGACGAACTGCGACCATGTAAAAGCTTTGTTTTTCCATTTAACCGACTGCGCCGAGTGTCCTACTGCGATATTAAGTTTTCCGTCGTAAATCATTTTTAAGCTCTTGATATAATTACTCTAAAATCCAAATTTTGCCCTTGCGCAGCTTTCCAATACTCGGCGCACTTATCCTCGTAATCCTCGTAATCCTCGATACGACCGTGGCGGTAAATAGGTACGCTTAGCCCCTTTGGGTTTCGATGCGATGCTATGCGGTGCTTTTGCTTCAAGACTAAAAACTTTTCGGCTTCCTTTTCGTTTGGGAAAGTCACCTCTGTAGTCTTTCCGTTTTCCGTAATTTCTAACTTTAGAGGTATACCTTTTACGGGTGCTTTTTTTTGTAGAGGCGTTAGGCTTTTCTTAATATGCGCTACCCTATTAGCGAAAGGCTCTAGCCCTGTGAGTCGTAAATCCGCTTCGAGGTCGTCGAAGAGTTTGGATATTTTTGGTGTCATATCGTTAGTCTTTTTTATAGTAGTTAGTGATAAAGCCCTCGGCAGGCGTGCCTAGTCCTTTCGCCCAAGGTACGGGCTCGCCTAAAATGCGGCACATTTCCGAGACGATAAACTCGGGCGACTCGTTCGGTATATCGGCGCAAACCTCATCGTGTACGTGTAGCACAATGTCGAACCCTGCGGCGTCTAGGCGTCTCATACCGTCGGCGAGTAAGTCTCGCGCTATGGCTTGGATTATATTCTCTGAGAGCTTCCCGCCGTAAGTGTCAACCCAAGCCCATTGACCCGTTACTTGGTGCTTACCTTTATATTTTATACTCTCGTTGTCCCACTTGTTACGGCTTAAGACTGGATCGCGGTAAACTAATTGGCGCCCCGAGGGGAGCAATATACTTAAACATTTGTTATCGTACTGAAAAGCTATACATTTTAATTTTGATATAATTATAAGCTTTGGGCTTTTCAGTGCTGCAATAGCGCACCGCTCAAACTCATACCACATTTTTACAATTGCGGGGGAGGCTTTACGCCAACGCTCGACAATGTTTTTCATTTCTGCCTCGCTTAGCCCCATCGCCTCGCCGCCCATCGTTTTAAGTGCTCCAACCGATCCGCCGAAGCCGAGGGCGAGCTCTGCGATTTTACCCTTATCGCGGTACTCCGAGCCTTTGCCTATGCTTTCAATCGGTACGCCGAACATCATAGAAGCCGAAGCCTCGTAAATCTTACCGTCTCCCGCGAAAACGTCTAGCCTCCATTGCTCGCCCGCAAGCCAAGCCGTAACGCGCCCCTCTATTGCACTATAATCCGCAACGGCTAAGATATTGTTTTCTTTTGGAATTATTGCGGTACGGATAAGCTGGGATAGCACGCTCGGGATATTATCGAAAGTCATTGTAAGACTGTCGTAGTGTCCTGCCTTTACCATTTTACGCGCCTCGTCTAAGAGCTTCATTTTGTTACGGGGTAGGTTTTGCAGCTGTACAGCTCTTCCCGCCCAGCGTCCCGTCCGAGATCCGCCGTAAAAGTATAAAAGCCCGTGCGCCGTGTAGTCGTCAAGCGCGTAGTTAATCATAGCGTTGTACTTCTTTGTTGAAGTGCTCGAGCCTTGTTGTCTAAGTTTTAGGACCTCAACCGCAGCGCCGCGCTTGTGCTCTTTAATTAGTGTTTTGACGGTATCTTTTGCAAGGCTGTTTACTTCTGTTTGCAGGGTAGAGCTCAACCACTTTTTAAGCTGCGCAACGCTGTTCGGATTTGTGAGGCCTGTTATCTCTTTTAATTGGTCTACGACTTCCAGCTTAAAGCGGTCGTCGATAAGTATTGCATTTTGTGCCATTTCGACGTCGATGTTAACACCTCGGTCGTTTATCTTTTGATCTAAAAAATAGTTGAGTCTTTCGGTCTCGGGAATTTCAAAGCCTGCCAATCGGTCAAGTAGTCCCATTTCTGCGATAACGTCTTGACGACAATAGTCTTTGTACATTTCCCACTTTTCGGGGTTGTGGCTTGGTAAATTACGCATACGCCCGCCGTTGGACTTGGTAGGCTTCACAAGACAAGAGAAGTACCGTATTAAGGCTTTACCCTCTGCACTTTTGCCCTCTTCACCCATATTAAGCGCTTTGGTTGCGGCGTCCAAGCTCATAGGCAAACCACAATACCCCGCTTTGACTGCTGAGCAGTGCCACTGCTCCACGGGTACGTCGTAGCCTATAGCCTTAAAGGCGTTGCGCTCGAAGTTGGCATTGTGGGCGTGCTTTTCGACTGTAGGATCTAGAAGTTTTTGAATAAAAATAGCGGGTATTTTTTCGCCGTTGGCTATATCGATAGTATTAACTTTACATTTAACCCCGTCAACTACGTAGCAGTAGCACAAAATTAAAATTTCAAAGTCGGGGCTTTCGAAATACTTGTAGGAGCCGCAGTTCATTATATCCACGCTCGAGAACGTCTCGACGTCAATGTGCAATTCGATAGCCATGTTATTAATTTTTTAGTGTGAAAGTAGTAATATAAAGAGGCGTTAAAGAATACCCGCAGTCTACACCTGATTAACAGGACTGTACTTTATACCTTAGCTTACCCGGATTAGTAAGTACCTCTTTGCTCTACAAGCTCCAAGCGGGAGCAGTTTAAGATTAACAGTTTTAAACCAAAACTTTTTCAGTGGGAATCTCCAACGTGCCCGTTTTCCCGTATGTGCCACCTAAACCCTGTAACAGTGGGTCGCCTTTACGCGGTGCGTTCTTACACGTTTAGGAATAAGTTTTTAAATCTCGTCAAGCCTTACGGCGCGTCGTCTAAAAACTTTGAGGAGTTACGGGAGTCGAACCCGTGAGCTAGTCGCTATCTCTGCAACCCCTGCCTTTTTAGTCTAAGTCGTCGTAATCCTCGTCGTCCTCTTCCATTTCCTTGAAAACGTCTTCGGGTCTTACGCGGCTTGCACCTAGAGGCTCGCCGTCGCTAATTTTTTGGATCCCCTCCAAACTCGCTGTGATACCTTTTGACTCGTCCATCCAATAGTAGTAGAACTCTATACATACGTTTGCAACGCAACCGCTGTAAACCTCTTCGGTATCTGTAATCGGCCTAAGTTTACGATCAACGATTGCAGGCTTAATATGCTTACTAACGTTAATGTAGTAACGATTTTCGTACTCTTCGCCGTCTTTGTCTTCGTCGCCGTCGCCGAAAGTATTTGAGATTTTCTTTTTTGGGGCTTTACCCGCATACTTCTCTGTAATCATTTTAGCCTCTACGGCTGCAATTGCCGCTTTGATTTTCTTAACGCTTGCCGTGTCGTCTTTATCTATCAAAAGTAAACATTTGTATTTTGGTTTATCTTTCCCTTTTGGGTCGATATAAGGCTCAAATACGTTAACGTAGCTTAATGTTGCTCTTACTGTGATCCTAGTCACGTTTTTATTTTCTGTTGCCATTACTCTAATTTTTTAAATTTATCTGTGTTTAACTCGGGGTTGATTGTTGCCATTTGGGTACTAAATACCGCATTTGCGAAATCGATTAACTTAACGTCGTCCTCAAAGACTTCGTTCCTTTTCTCCTCTGACTCAAAGGCGAACGGCGCAACGAATTGCACGGGTTCGTTTTTTGAATCAAAACCGTAGAGCTTTAACTCTAGGTACGTTTTATCTCTCACGTGCCAAACTGCCTGCGCAAAGTCCGCAAGGTTTAAAAGTTTGACGCGGTATGAATTTCTGTTCTGCCTCGCTGTAAATTGTATTACATCTTTGGCTTTTATTTTTAACGGTTTATAATCTGCCATATTTTTAATTTAAGTCGTCGTCTTCTATTTTGGCGAAGTCCTGCGCTATGCGCGAAACGCCGTAAAGTTCTCTTTTGTCGTTCTCGTCTACAAGCGTCGGAGCGCCTGCAGGCTTAACAACCAAATGCCCTAAAAGTGAATTAAACCCTGCTTTTTTAAGGAGCTTCTCTAAATCACCCAAACCTTTTATTTTAACGTTGGCAATCTCGTCCGTTGTGTAAAGTTCACCCTTTAAGATAAGAAGCGCCTGCGCCTCGTCGGTGATCTGTCGGATAGACTTACCCTCTACAAGCTTGTAGCCCTCCCACTTTTTACCCGCTAAGGCTTCTTTTAAAACGGTCGATTTCACATCGTTTAAAAACTTAGTGATAAAGTCCGCGTTTTGGTAAAGTGTCAAAAGCTCGTCGTCGTTTATGAGTCTCGGATCGTCTTGCTCTTCGAAGTCTCGCCTTACGTTCTCCATAGCTAAATCGTGCAACGCCTTACAGCGTGGGCGGACTTTGCAGAATTGACACCAATCGCCTGGAACTTGTGGGCCGTCACCTCTATAGGCTTCTACAGCTTTAGGCTTTAAAACCTCTTCGCCCCACTTACGTATGTCAACAAGCGTTGTCTCCCATGTATCAATGTTTGACATTCTAGGCTGTACGATTGTAAGCTTTACGTTATGTAGGCGCTTAGCCATAGCGCCGAGAGACTCTAAAGCTCCTAAGCCATAATACATAAGTTGAGTGTTGTTCGTGGCCTTTACTTCTTTACCCGCTCCGAATTTCAAATCTATAACCTCGATATGACCATCATAAGCGATTGTGCAGTCACTTGTCCCGAAACCCATTTCGACGTAGTTACGTAAATCGAATTTATTCTCGATAAGGATAAGAGCGGCGGGGTCTATTCGCTTCGCTTCGGCGTATTGCTGCTTAACATAGTTCACGTAATCCATAATCGGGTCGAGTAGGTCGTCGCTATAAAGCTCATGCTTTTTTAGGACTTCCAGCTCTTCGCGATACTTTGCCATAGTCATTTTTTTAAGATCGACTTTAAGCATTATCTCGGCGAGCTCGTGGGCGAGTGTACCCTCTCGGGCGTAAACGCTAGACTCTTCGGGTGCGCTCTCTTCTAGTCTAGGCGAAGCGGGGCAGTTTATCCACCTTTCGGAACCCGAAGCCGAAAGGAGGGCGTGCGCTCTCTCCTCGTGGCTTACCATTGTTTTGGCTAAAGGGTGCAAATTACTTCAATTTTGAAAGGAAATCGAACATCTTTTGGAAGTTCTCAGGCGCTAGGCTAGAAATTCCTTTCGCCCCTAACTTTTGGTAGTGTGCAGCGATAGCGGGACGGTGCTTGTCGATCTTTGTTGCTTGTAGCGCTCTAAGGTCGTCCGCTGTTATTTCCTCCTCTTCGAATTCAGGGTCTTCCTCCTCTTCGAATTCAGGGTCTTCCTCCTCTTCTATTACAGGCTCTGGTTTTGGGTTAGCTCTTGATGGTCTAGGCGTTGGGGTCTTTACAGGCGCTGGGGCTTTCACCTCTTCGGCGTCTACGACTTTTACATTTTTAACGTCTGTCGATCCGCCGTAAGCGATATCGCCGATAAACTTCATTACGTGCCCTGCGTTTTCAGCGCTTACTTCAATCTCTAATTTAATTGTACTCATTTTTCTCTAATTTTAAAAGTTATTTATATTTGATTATTAAATCCGTTAATTGTGCGAGGTAGTCGGTCAAAGTGATACCTCGGTCGTGGGTGATTATCTTTTCAAACATTAACACGTCGTTACGTGAGAGGGTCGTCTCCATTGTCTCGGTATTAAGCTCTGCAAAGTAATCATAAGTGCGAAAGTTTATAACGTTTCGGCGTTCGGCCTTAACGCTCATGCACCAAGACGCGTCGTCGAATAGCAGGCCTATAGGCACGTTTAGCAATTCTGATAGTTTGGCAATCTGCTCAGAGTCTAGAAATGCCTCGCCTTTCATTACTCGGTAAACCGCTTGCCTTGGCTCCTTGTTATCAGGGAATAAATGCGCGCCAACGTAAGGAGCTTTCAGGTTGGCTGTTTCCATTATTCTTTTTAAGTTCAAAGTCTGCATATCTGATTGTTTTAACTTTGACAAATCTACAACTATTTTTGAACTGTGCAAATTATTTACGCATAAAATTTTAAAAAATTTACCTAAAAGTTATTGTTTACGCGTTAAGTCGTTGAGTTTTAAGGCTTTAAGCCTATTAACTCCCAAATTGTAAACAATAAACAATGTGCGCCGTAAAGTCCTCACGGGTATAAACGCGTTTTATGTAAGTTAGTGTAGTATTTCTATTATATATTTTAATTATTTAATATTTTGGTTATATTATTAGATACTTGTTTACATTTAGGCTTACGCCAACGAGTGAAAGGTTTAACGCGTCAACGTGTTTTTACAAGCATTGTATATTTATTGTTTACAGCATAAAAAAAACGACCCTAAAGTCGTTTGTTTATTTTAATACTTGCCCCGTCTTTTATCTGAATGAGCTTTTTTAGAATCCTAAAGACTCTGCCGAAAAATGTCGTAGGCGGTTTATCTGAAATTAAAGAGCCTCCCGCGCTTATTATCGCGTCTATTGGTATTTTAGTTTTTGACATACTATTTTTGTTTTAAGTATTTAAGTTCGTTCATTCGACGGTTTTTGTTGTCCATAAGCCTAAGGATCCGCTCTACCTCTTCGAAGTCCTCAGGGTCTCTATTGAATTGTATCACAATTAGACGTTTATTAGTGTACCACCCTGTCCCGTGGTTCCATGCAATAGAAAATAACACGTTCCACTGTCTACGCGTAAGCTCTCGGGTGCTATTGGCGTTTACGTCGTCCTCAAAACGGGGCGCCTCTTTATAAAAAAGCTGCTCGGACTGCTCTTGTGTGATAGTGTCCCCCTTTTTAACAGGCACGTTATTTATACTCGTCGCCCCTGGCCCTATCGTCCAAATACCAGCAGAGCATTTATAGGCGGTGAGCTTTTCCCCCTCTATCGCGGGGGATCTTATAAAGTCGTATGTGCTTTTGTCTGCTTTGTGTTTCATAGCTAATAGTCTTTATCGGTTTTGTTACGTTTCTCCATAATATACCAACGCCTTAGGGTGAAAGCCGAAATTAGAATAAAACTGAATACTCTAGTGAATGAATCGTTATTGATTAAATTAACGAAAAAATAGCCCAAGCCCGCGAGCGATACTTTAAAATCTAGTAGGTTATTGTCCATATTTTTATGTTTGCCCGTCATGGCGTTAGGTTTTAAGGTTTTTTATCTAAATTGTTTTTATCATTAGCGCTTTTACTGTCGCCAAAGAAATAGCTAACAGGTTGCCCGATTATGCCGATTAAGAACCCTATAATTATTTGCTCTAAATGTACAAAAATAAGAGCCGCCCCGCCTAATACTATTATGATTAGGGCTAAAATAGATTTAACGTTGTATTCTTTGAATTGTACCATAATTATTCTATTTTTCTAGTTAAATTTAATTTTTCAAGCACTAAAGACTCAAGGTAAGTATTATCTGCCGCCCAAAGTGCAAACTCAGGCTCAGATAATTGTATGTTTCCCCCAGCAAGTCGCTCTCTCGTTTCTGTGTCTACTGCCGCTAACTCCCAGTACAATTGACAAGTTTTTGACGTTGTTTCAAAAGGCAAGACTCTTACAAGCAAATCAGTTGCTTGTTTTGATGGGTAACCAACCGAAACTGGGTTAATTTTTATCTGAGCGAATGATATCGAGCTTACGAAAATCATTAAAAAAAGTAATTTTTTCATTTTTATTTTAGTTTTTATTGTGTTATATCGTATTGAAAATCTGCTATAAAATAGAAATTACTACCGGCTGAGGCGCCATTAAACCCGCTTAATGTGGCAGTTGTTTGGTTTGTTATAACATACCCTACAGATCCTCCTACACTAGAATTGCTGTAAATATTAAAAGTGCCTACTTTTTTATTTGCCGCAACCGATTTATTTACAGGTAGTGGCAAGCTTATTTCTGTAAGGGTACTTGCCGAAGTTACAGCCCCCGTAATAAATATCTTTACACTTACTATATTCCCTACTTTAATATAATTGGCTGTCTCCAACACTAGAGAAGAGCAATTTGCGATAGCGGTCAACGTAGGCGTATAACTTCCGCTGGTTGAATTTGCTTGCACAAATGCAGTTGTAGCAATCTGAGTTGTATTTGTACCTATTGTTGCCGTTGGAGCTGTGGGCGTTCCTGTAAGAGTAGCGCCTCCGCTATATGAGTTCGCAACTATATTGCCTAAATTTGATATAGTAGCTGTAGTAGCTCCGTTGTTTCTTATATCTAAATTTGTATTACCTCCTGTAACCGAATTATAATCTAAAATTAGATTAGAAGCCCCTGTAACATTGCTTCTAATTTTTACATTATCTCCGGAAGCTCCGCCACCAACATCTTTCCACAAATCCATAGAGTACCCTGTACTGTAATTTATGTTGTAAATACCAGTAGTATTACCTCCTGCTCTTTGTTGCATATTTATTCCCTTATTTCCAACTGTATTGTCTACATCAAAAATCGTACCTAGGGGACTATTTGCTCTAAAAGATTTTGTCCCTGTAAATGTTTCTGTTCCAGACAGATGAGCAAAATCAGAATTCAATACTTTTTCAACAACCCCGGTACTTGTATTTCTTGACAGTATATCAAACGTCCCCGCGCTTGTGGTAGGCGATGTTATTAATTCCGCAGTACCTGTTAATCTAAAGGCATTTCCATTAGGCGTCGTTGTTCCTATAAGGACATTGCCTGCAAAATAATTAGCTGCTGTTCCCCCTGAATAAATATTATATTTTCCTATTCCAGATGATACCGCCGAGTCAAAAGCTCTCGAAATTGTTGTGCCAAATAGATTACCAACTCTTACACCCCATGCATTTGGTACGTTGTTTTGAGGATTATTCAACAACTCTAAACCTGTAAAATTTGTAATCGGGAATGTATTTGAAGCAACTGTCGTACCTTTAAAAAGCACTGCATTAGTCAAAGTTCCTGTCCCTGTTCCTGATAAATCGCTCTGTACAGGTATAATGCTCCCTATAGTTGCTGAATTATTTTGTTGAAATCTAACAAGAGAACTGATCATAGTTCCGGGCGTATTAGTTGTTTTATTAAGAACTAATCTAACCTCGTTAGCTATAATATTAGGAGATATAAATGTATCCTCGTTATAATTATACACACTTCTGTCAAGTAATTGGCTTGTGGCATTAGTTCCGGTCAAATTTAAAATTTTACCAATACTTGTAGGACCACTAACTAAAACTCTAGAGAACGAACTTGTTACAAAATTATTTATATTTACAATACCTCCAGCTCCTGTTCCTGTATCAGATATTGAACTATTTATTAATCCAACCGCACTAGATTTAGGTATTGCATTATTAGATAGCACTCCTGTCACGCTCTTTGACACATAGGTTAGCGATGTGCTATTGTACACCCATCCCGAAGCGTCTGTTCCTACATATAAGTTAGCTACATCAGATTTCAATAAATTATCATTCGTAACAGGCGGGTTGTTTAAATCGAATATTGTTGCACTATTTGGATCGATATTATTTACATAAACGATCTTAGAATAGTTTACAGGAATTGAAGCGTATAAATTGTTTAACGCATCGGTAACAGTCCCCGAACCATTGGTAACCGTACTAACATCTTTGATACTAGAAGAGTTATAAATGACAGGAACGTCAATAAATGAATTATACGAACTTCCATAATACACGCTTTCGTTTATTACACCGCCAGCTGTTCCGACTTTCTCCGCTGATACATGATAACGAATACGCTCACCTACTGCAATAGAAAAACCACCTGCTCCTAAAACTGCTGCTACAGACACGTTTGTAACACTAGCATTTGCTAAAGTAACCTCTCCACTATCTAAAATCATAATAACTGTAACGCCTAAAGACCCTATAGGCGCGCCACTAACTCCCGAAGCAATCGGAGTTCCTGCATTATTACATTTGTAGAGCTCCACTGTAAATTTTTGATTTGCATTTGTTGGAGTGGTGGAGGCCGTTAAATTACCCGCATAAGTCCCCGCGGGAAACATAGTGGCCGTTGCAAAGGGCAGGCCTATTAAGTCGGTAGTGAAATACTTTTTTTGATTGTCGTCATTAGCTACTGTCTGCTGGTGGCTCGCTGCCGTCCCTTTGCTTAAAGGGTTTGTTAAATCAAAAGTACCCGCCGTTATAGTTGTCTGATCGGCGGTGAGCCATACTCGCGTAGAAATCCCCGCCGTTGTACCCGAAAGCGCGCCGAGTTTAGCATCAATTCCCGCATAGTGCCCGCCCGTTGTCGGGGTCAGCACGCTGTAGTTTAGAGGTATATACGGGATAGGAATATTATTGCCCGTTACAAAGTTAACCTCTCCGTTAGTCTCTTGCACGTTAACTTTTGCCGCTGTTGCACTCGCAGTATTTGCTGTTATAGCTAACTTCTCGTACTCCGCCTGCCCGTAGGACGTTAAGGCGAAAAACGATAATAGTATTAAAAGTAATTTTTTCATCTGTTTTGTTTTAAGGTGTTACATAAATTTTGCGCCCTGCGGCTAAAGTAGCGCCTAAGATTTCGATCTCGTCGCCTACCTGGCTCCATTCCGTGTCTATATACCTCATACCTCTATCTAGAAATAGGTTTTGTACTTTCATTCCCGGCTGAGTCAGAGTGAAAAGATTTGAAGCCCCCGAAGCGGTGAAAAGCTCAGGCTCGAAGCTGTCAACTATTCGCGTATAATTTGCTTTGTCTAACGGGTCTCCGCCGTTATAAGTAGCGTTATCCCAAATAATACCCGAAGCGTAAAACCCGTGCACTATGTCGCCGACTTCTAAAGTCGTAGGGGCTAGGTTCCCCTCGCCTTTGAACTTTAAAGCAAAGAGGGGGAACAACGGCACGCCTGTAGCGTTTATCGCGTCTACTAGCTCGTTAAGCTTAGCCCTTATGTTGTTGGTCTCTTCGGCGGAAAGCTTGTTCCATAGCTCAATCGTCGCCCCGAGTACTCGCTCTTTAAGTCCGCCGCTTCCGGGCTTACTGTCGATAAATTCGTAATGCTCCATAGCTTATATTTTATCGATTTGAAAGGACGAATAAGGCTCGTAGGAATTGGCGGGCTTTTCGCTCGCCTGTTGTAAAAGTTTTTTAGCTTCAATAAATTGCACCTCTATAGCGTTATTCAACTTTATAAGCGTCGTATTTTTAGTCATAGCTGTAGGGCTTGACCAATTAGGCTGATTTATAGCTTTTAGCCCTGCGTTGGTGTGTACGTAAGTCTCTTCGCAAAGTTGACCCGCTATACACATCGAGACGAAAGCCCGAAAGCCAATAAAGTCGTCGTTCGCTTGGTCTTCTATATCGCCCGAAAATATACGCGTAGAGATACTAAGGCCAAACATCTGCATAAAAATTATGTTCTGTACGTGCGTCATAAAATCGTCGATTTTCACCTGAGATAGCGAGGCCGTTACAGGGTAAAATCTTTTGATTTCCGAAACTAATATAGTATTTATAGGTACTGCCATAGCTTAAGTATTAGGGTTAGTGGTTGGCGGCGTTTCTTCTACTTTCGGCTTACCTAATAATCTGATCGCCTCGTCTTTGTTGTAGCCAAAGACCAACTCTATCATAGCTATCGCACTATCGTAAGTGGTTAGCTCCTGAGAGTAGGACGTTTGAATACTAAGTAAGGCCTGTACGCCTCCAACGCTTCCGCGAAGTTGCGCCTGTGCGTCTAAAGTCGCTTGGTCTACTGACCCCTCCTCTATGTCTTGCTCAGCTTCGGCAGGATCTAGGTTTTGAATTGGTACGCCGATTTCTAAAAAAGCCGCTTCGATTTTAGCCGCTTCAAACTCGCAAGTTTTAGCCCAGAAATCAATCGCCGTTTGATAAGCGTCTCCGCTATTTCCAAAAAGCCCCTCGCTTGGGTTAGATAATATTTGAGGGAAGCAATAAGCTGCAGTACAAATCTTTTTACCCGCCTTATCGTCAACGGTGTTGAACTTGTCCAGCTCTACGTCGTTACCTATCGGTACTTTTATAAAAACTTCTTTTAAATCCTTTTCGGTGTTAACGGTAAGAACGTGATTTGTCCCCGAGTTTTTAACCGATTTTGCGGCTCTTAAGGCTCCGATAACTTTATCGGTATTCGATACAATTTTAGGGCCTGTCGGGTTTCCGTTTTCGTCCGTTGCGCCCTCACCCGCTGAGCTCTCCGAGTCCTTAGCCATAACAAAAATGTTATTACCATAAAGGGCATTATCGGCGCTCGCCGTAATGAAAGTAGGCGTGTCGGCTTCAATCTCCATCCACTTAAAAACAGGATAGAAAACTGAATACTCGTAGTTGGCTGTCGTCGTGTTGTATTGGTATATCTGCCCCGTAAATTTTTCGAATCCGCCCGCTTTTGCCACTTGTGCAGCAACTACTTTTTTATCAGAGTTGAACGCCGGAAAAACCGCTTCGGTGTTTACGTTTGAAAATTGTGAGGCTCTACCTAGATCGTCTTTACATTTAACTCTGTAATTTTTTGATAATCTAAAGTGCGCCGCCTTAACGTTCAAGTCTAGGTCATATTCAATCCAAAGAGTGAAATATCCGTAGTGAATTTTTTCGTGCTTAACTTTATCGAAAGTGGTAACTAAGGCGGGTTTTATGTTAGGTAAAACGCAGTATTTTTTAAACATCAATACAGCCATAGAAGCCGTAGGGCTATTCATAATAGCGTGGTCCATTTCGCGAAAGTAGTCGCCTTTCTCGATAAGTTTTACAAACTCTTTTCGCTCTTTTACGGGCTTGCTTATCTCTACTATTTGCATACAATTAGGTTTAAAAAAAGCCTATGTGTGAGATAGGCTTTTCAGTTTTCAAAGAGATAAATTCGTTAGTCTAAATTGTCGCCTGCTTCGGCTTTTGCGTCCGCTTCGGCTTTTGCGTCCGCTTCGGCTTTTGCGTCCGCTTCGGCTTTCGCTTCGGCATCCTTAGCGGCTTTCGCTTCGGCATCCTTAGCGGCTTTTTTATCGGCGGCGGTTTTCGCTGCACCTTTAAGCTCTACCACTTTTGGCGCTGAATTTAATATTTTTTTGATCTTATCCTCTTGGATATCGTCAAACTTATCAGGTGCTACGGCGTAAACCTCTAAGGCTGTTGCCAATTTTTCGGCGATCACCTCGTCGGTATCGCTCGGGTGTATCGGGTATAGAACCCCGCCTTTTCCAGCTTCGGTCTTATAACTTACTGCGCCCATTCTTAAAGTAAAAAGTGCTTTTTTTGACATGAGTAAATAGTTTTTATAAAGGGTATCTACGTCCTGCGACTTACCGCAAGACGCACACCCTTGTTTTTGTTCAATGTACTGCCTCGCTTCTAAAGATAAGGCGTTAAACTCTTCGGTTGTCATACCTTACGGAATTACAACAACCTCTAAGCGGTTATTAAATTGCGCTAACGTGGTAGCGTAATCAGTGTCCAGCCAGTTCACACCGTTAGGCGTTGCCTCCTCACCCCCTGCAATACTTGTAAAGTTCCCCGCAACTCTGTTCCCAAACTCTACAGTCGTAGGAATAGGTAAAAACTTCAAACCGTTAGTTACCCCGTAAATGTGGAAAGCCGAAGAGTCAGCAACCGCACCTTTTACCGGGCCAACTAAAGCCCAGAGGTTAGAGTTTAACGCTTTAACGTTTGCTTTTCCTGCCGCTGTTTCTGAGTCAGAAACGACTACAGGCCCTACGGTTTGAATGTATGAGTCTGAGACGCTTGTCCCCTCTGTAACCTCGTAGTTTTGCAATACTGAGTTATAGAGCCATTCTAAATGTACAGGGTAGTAGGCCGATGCAGGCAAAGGGTAGGCCGCTGTAGCGGGATCTATAACCTCAACGGCTGTAATTAAATAAGGGTTAGCGATATCTCGCGTTACACTTAGAGCCTCAAGCCTCACCGCTATAAGCGAGGCTTTAAGGTTTAAAGGTGTTGAGTCGCACGCCTTGTCGACGTCTTTTTGTGTTCCGCAAAATGCCATAGTATTTTATGTATTAAGGGTTAAAATTAATAAGCTACGACGTAGTAGTCTCCTGCCACGGCTTCGGGGTGCATAATGGTTAACATCGTACCCGCTTCCCAACTTTTCGAAACTTCGTAAAATTGAGATCTAAAGCTCGAGTCTACAGGTTTCGGGAAAGATAGCATAGGCAGCCCGATTGTTAAGATAATACGGTGAGGCAAAAGCAAAGTGTCTGCAACGCCTGTTGCAAAATCTTTGATAGCTGCACTAAAGTGCTCGTATTTGATCCATTGGATATCGCGATAAACGAACGAATCGAAATTGCCAAACTCGTTTTCGATTGCTACGAAACGGATCCCCGCAAGTTCGTTCTTTTGTCTTTGCGCTTGAATGATATCGAAGATCTCAACTGTAGTCCAAGCAGTCTTGGCAGAGTTGGTCACCATCTGCATAGATAGAGACTGTTTAGCAATTACTCCGTCCAATATGGCCAAAGCCTGGTCGTACGTCATTGTCATTTGCAAAGCAAGCGTTAACGCTGAGTTTTGCGGGATAACGTAATGAGGCGGATTCGCTGCAAGGATTTTATTCCATTGCCCGTTATCTTTTTTATATGCGGCTAATTTTGCAGGGACTAATAAGTCACCCGCTACATACCCAACATTCCCCAACCAATACGTTTTCAATCCCGAGAATGTCAATTGTAACGCTTGTTGTCTCGACTTTTGGTTTTCCAATTCAGTAGACGGCTCAGGGAAAACAGGATCAATCCCGTATACCTCGAACTCTCCGTCGGAAAGGTCAGTTAAACAAATTTTACAAGCCTCATTCATTTGGATCCTTGTATTTTTCAATACGCTAGGAACCGCGCAGGCGTCTGTAATGCTACAGCCAGCTACTAGAGTCGCGTCGCTTATTACAATCGGCGCAAGTGAATAAGTGTTAGGCTCTAGAGTTACAGAAGTGTTGTACTTGCTTGTAGCTCTCGCCAATGCCTCCAATAAGGCGATTTCGAAATCTGACTCCCCAAACTGAAAAGCTACGGGAATCATGTTATTAGCTGTAATCATTGGCTAAAGATTATTTTAAGTTAATTTTTGATAGATCGATTTTTTTACCTCCGATTTTAAAGGCTGTAGGCTCGTCGCCCTCGCCCTCTTTCGGCTTGGCGTGTGACATTGTAGCTTTTAAAGTATCGATAACCCCCAAAGCCGTAGCTAGATCAGTCTCCATCTTTAAAAACCTTGCTGTCGCTGTAGCTTGGAAAGTCTCTGCGGCTTCCATCGCTTCGGCTACTGCCTCCACAAATTCCACAGTCTCCGCGCTCATCGCTTCGGCTGCTGGCGCCGCTTCGATAGGCGTCTCAACAACTGCCGTAATTACACCCGCCGCAACTGTCACCGTGTAGGTGGTATTGTCAGAGATAAAAACGTGTTCGCCGTCGGTAGCTGTTACGGCTACGCCCTCGGCGATTTCCGAAACATCGCTAATCTCAGGGAAAAGTAACGTTTCGCCGTTGGCGTCGTCAATCTCTAATTTTGCGGTTGCTTTCGGCTTTGCTTTACCTGTCATTTTTGCTAAGCGGTCTTTCCAGCTTGGCGCTCCCTCGGCTTTAGCAAAAAAGCCTCCGGATCTAATTGTTTTTTTCATGTTGATTTAAATTAGTTCGTACTCTCTTTCCATAAAACCTAAGTAAATAAGGTCTTCTTTGCTTAAAAAGTTGTCATTCTTTTTTAATATTTCTAGCATACCCGGTTGTAGGGTTGTATTTTCTGATATAATTCTATTTGTAAGCTCATCGTCCGCCTCTAAAATATCTAACATTTGACGTAAATCAGTAGACGTAAGTCTTTCGTTTTCTAAATCAAACCCCGAAGAGTGGTACATGAATCGCGCATCGTCTGCGCACATCTTAATATCTCCTAAAAGAAATAAAAACAATCCGCAGGAATATGCAAACTCCTCTACATTAGTTATGAAAATATAGCCCTCCTGCTTTTTAACTTTTATAAGAGTCTCCATTTGTCCGAGAACAGGGGGGAAACCTCCGCAGCTTTCAATATCAATAAGAACGGTGCAAGGGCTTTTCAGTCCTGCTATAAACGCCGCGAATCTGTCCGCTAGTGCTTGCTCAAAATCCTCATATACGTTAAATTCTACTGTGTCCATTTAGGGCAAATATTTTCGGGTTCTTTTGCAAATATCTTTGTAGCTAGTGGGCACGTACAATGTCCTGTACACACGTAGCCGTCTACGTCCACCATTACGGCGTTAAGGATTTCAGTGTAAGAGCTTAACTTTTTAGTCGGGCACTTCGCGCAAATACTCGCGCGCCTTTTCTCCTCTTCGCCTACCTTACCTATTATGTTCTGTTTAAGAGCCTGTAAAAAATCTATCATTTTAAAATTTGTCTAAAGCAAAAAAGCCCTATCCGCGTTGAGCAGATAAGGCTTTTAGGCTGGTCTTAGAGATAAATGGCTGAATAGTACATCGTCATACTAGAAATAAGTTGAGACAAATATAACTATTATTTTTATACGTGCAACAAATAAGCATAAAAAAAACTCGAGCTTTCGCCCGAGTCCCCTCCTTTCACTAAAAAGTTAATAATTTCCCCAAATCAAATAATCTATTAGTTCCTACTAATTCGAATACAAATATAATTAAAAATTTAATATGCTGTTAATTAGAGTCTATTTTTATTTGCTGCTGCCCTTTCACCTCTTCATAGTCGGCCACCACTAAAACGGGTACGTTAGTGATAGGTACGTCCTGAGTCGGTGCGGCGTTAACCGTTGCAACCGTTTGAGTTCTCGCGGGATTCTCGAATACTGCGGCAGGCGTTGAGGTGCTACCCGAAGAGCTGCCTCCGCCACCGCCACCGTTTTTGTCTGTCTTAAGTATGTTCTTAACGGCTGCGAACCCTGTCGCCGCTGCGGCTGCTACTGCAGGAATGGCCGCAGGATAGCCGAGTTTAACCCCCGCACTGATCCCCTCGTAAGTGTTGACTAAAGCCGTAGCAACCGCAACGGCTTTATTTTCGCCAAAGATCGCGGACGCTGCGGCTAAAGAGTCTTTAACCATTCCAAGGTTAGTAGCGCGTTTAGCCGCTGCGACTTGGTCGTTTAGCTTCTTTGTAGCGACTGAATACTTTTTGTCTTCTAACTCTTTTAAGGCGCGTACCTCTTCGGCGGTTTTCTTTTCCTCGGCAAACTCTAAATCGAGAGCATCTTTTTTCTGCTGCAGTTGTAAGTCTAAAATTATTTGCTGGATCTCGGACTCTTTAAGTCCTGAGTCTTCTAATTTTAGTATTCGCAATTCCGCCGCAACGTCTAAAAGCGTTTGCGCCTCTCGGGCGTCGATTTCTGCCTGTGCTTTTCTCGACTCCTCGTAATTCTTATCAATGATATCGATGCTCTCGTTGTACCCTTTGCGCACTTCAATAAGAGCGGCGGCCTTTTCGGACTCTAGAAGTGTGCTTTCTGATATGCGTTTCTCTTGAACGCTTAAAAGAAAAGCAGCGTTTGAAACCTCGTCGATCATTTGCTGCTCACTAAGCTTTTTATTGTCGTCGAATTTCTTCTTTTGCGCCTCGATTTCCGAGTTTATAGTCTGCTCGGCTAAATCTAGCGTTTGAGTCGATTGTGTTTTTGCTATATTTAGGCTCGCGAGTTGCGCCTCTTTCTCAGTTAGCAGGCCTTTTGAGGTTTTAAACTCGATAAGGCGAAGCTCTTCTTTTGAAATATGGTTTATAAAGGCTAGACGCTCCTCGTCTGATTGTTTTAATTGTGCATTTTTGGCGCGCTGGATAGCTATCTCAGTCTCTCGAGCTTTGATAGTTGCTTGCAGAGCTTTATCGGTGGCAGCTTTCGCCTTGTCTGCGCGGTCTTTTGCTTTGGCTGCTGCGTCGTCCGCGAGTTTGTCCTCTGCGTTTTGGGATTTCTCTAGTCTTTTTGTCGACTCGGCTTGTATGTCGATCTTTCCTAGCTCGGCTTTTTTGATCGCTTCTAATTGGTCCTCTGTAATCTTTCCGGCATTAAGTAGATAGTTACCATATGCCAAAGTATTAGCTCTTAAATTGGCGATTTCCTTTTCGGAAAGTTCGCCTTTTATCCTTGCCGCTTCTATCGCGTTGTTGAGCTCTGCGTCGGCTAACTCTGAACGCTGTTTAAAATTAGCCTCTTCAATCTTTTGGGCTTTATTTAAAAACGCGATACGCTGTTGCTCGGTGAGCGTTCTATTTTTAGATTTTAAAATCAGTTCGTCATATTGTTGAGAGGCTTTGGCGTTGGCGACCTCTTGGGACCGTTGCAGGTCTGCAAGTTCCTGCTGAGCTTCTTTAAGTTTCGAGGCGGCGTCGTACGCGTCTTCCATCCCGCCTATAAGGTTGCTAAAGTCTAAACTGTAAATAGCTTTACCCAACGAGCTGAACGCCGCAGCAACTCCCGCCGTTACTTGCTCGAGTGCATCCATTACGGGATCCAGCTTGCTAACATAACTAATAAGCGCTACAAGTAAAATAACTATAGCCCCGATACCCGTAGCGGCTAACGCTGTAGCGAAGCCCCACATTGATACGGTGCTCGCGTCGGTTGCCACAGTTGCGACCTCTTGCCCTGCTGCAAGCTCTACGGTTGCAGCCGCTTGGGCTTCTGTAGTCGCAGTCTGTACGACCTGAGACTCCGCGGCTAATTGGGAAGAGGTCTTAAAACCGAGTTGCGCCCGTGTCCCGTCGGCAAGCTTCGCGGTGTAATCCGTAATGCCTTTAGCTGCGTCCGTTACACCTTTACCGAACCCGCCTACAATGGTTCGCGCTTGCTCCCCATTAATCCCGAACTGAGAGAGCGCAGCATCTACGCCAAAAAGAGCCTGTCTGTAGTTGCCTGTGATTGTAGAGGCTTTCTCTTGGGTGCTCGCCGTTCTTTTTAAAAAGGCGTCGTTTTGGTCAATCTTATCGTTTAATAGCTTTAACGCCTGCGCGCCCTCTTCGGTCTCGGCGTTGAGTTGCCCGCGTATAACCTTTAACTCTTTTGTTTGAGCGATTGCCTGGTCTCGACTCTTAACTGAATCGGTGAGCGCTTTATTTTCTTTGAGCTCTGCCAGCGTTAAGTCGTTAATCGCGGCGGACTGAGTTTTATACTGAGCGTTAAGCTTCTTAAGCGCCTGTTCATTCTCGACAAACTGCCTAGTCTGTTCGCCCGTAGCGTCGCCGTTTTTGTTTATATCTTTTCGTAGTTCTGAATTAGCTTTTTGCAATTCGAAAATAGCCGCTTTTGTATCAGTTATTGACTTGTTCGCCTCGGTCTTATCGATTGTAAGGGTTGCGATATTTATAATTTCTTCTGCCATAGCGTTATAGTTGTTCTGAAACTTTAAACCTCCAGGTTATATTTTTAATTGACATTGATCCGTCCATAGTCCCCGAGCCGAGTCGGTCCTCCTCGGAACAGTTCATATACTCGTCGAGTAGGATTACGTCCCCCGCGTTTACGCTAAAGGTGCTCGACGCCGTAACATTTGGATAATCTATGTTTTTTGATCCGCTACCGCTATCAATGGCCCCCGCTGAGTAAACAGTTAAGAACATTACGCCGTTTTTCCATAATCTGAAATATAAGCGGGTCCTCGCCTCAGCGCCTCCTCCTCTATTCGAGCAGTGCAAGTGCAACAATTCTATAGATAACTCGACCGTAACCGATGAGGCTCTGTCGAATTGCAACGCTTTAAACGCTATGGGGCCCGCTGGGGCAGAGGGTACGTCACCGATAGCAGGGGCGTAAGTGTCTGCTATGTTTATCGGCGTTGTAATCTTAGCCGCATAATTCAAATGTCTACTAAAGCCGTTCGTGTCGTTGTTGCCGTAATTGTACGTAGTGTCTAACTCGCTTCTAAACTCACTTACAAAATTAGCCGCGCCCGTATGCGCCACGTTTATAGTTGCGTCTCGAGATACGCCTCCCTCTTCGGAGGTGAAGCGAAAAATTATATCGGAGTTAGATATTACGTTTATAGGCTCAACGTTTGAGACTTTTAACTCAAAGACCGCGCTCACATCGAAGTTAGTCGGAAAGGCTAACACCTGGACGCCGTTTATAAAAATACTATTCTTTGTAAGGTCGGCGCTAACTATTGTCATAGTCGCCGCAGGTGATACGTTTTGAGCGGAGTAAAGTGCGTAAATGTCTAAGATAAAAACATCACCGTAAAAACCTACCTTAAGGTTTTGGTCGAACACTACGGGCACGTCGGCGGGCGTCTTCTCTATCATTAACCCCTTAACTTTTATGCCGTCTTTCTTTGAGGTAAAGCCTAGCTCTAAAGGCAGCCAATAAGTTGATAGTTGCTTAATGAAAAACACCTCTGACATTTTAAAGTTGGCTAAAAATATAGCGTCGTACCTAAACGACAATTGCGCCAACGTTGGCAGAGCTATGTTAGCCGTGTAAGGTTGGTGGAATAGCTGCCAAATTTCCAAAATATTAGGCGAGAAGGCTTTATTCATAGATTGATAGCTTAGTACTCCGCCCGAGTAAATCGGTACGGAAGTTATAGCGTCCTCAAATCTGAACAAATTCATAGTTTGGGGCTCCGTAGTCTCTCCGATTACACGCGGTAAAATAGTCCCGTCCTCCTCGAGATCCTGATCGGCGAAAAGGCGTAAGTTTCCCGCACCAAAATCGCTGTTTAAATACTCGGTCTTATCGACTATCGATTTATTGTTATTGAAAAACCCGTTATAAAAGTCGGGGCTATCGGCGTAAGTCATGGTATTAACTTTCGCGAGCCCTCCCTCAAATGAATACTCTTGATAGTTCGTGTATTTGTCTGAGTAATCAACGAAACGGCTTTTAATTGTCTCGATGTTACGCCAAAAATAAAGCCCTAGACTGCGCGAAGAGTCCGAAACTTCGATATAACCGTTGAACGTTTCGAGGAAATCGACTATAAAATCGTAAGCGGTCAGCGTATCGGCAAAGCGAGGCGTACCGTCGGGGCCATAAACCCCCACGTTTGAGTTAGTATAGTACTTCCCGATATTGGTATCGGTCAGAATGTCGCCCGTAAAGGCGTAGCCTAACGCGGTAAACACTTTTAAAACCAATTCTTTTATATTCAGTAAGACGGGAATCTCTTCGACTACGATTAAACCGCTTTTGTCCTGTGCGGAAATAGGCGCAGAGCGATAAAGCCCGCCTATGCTCCCGTCGTTGTAGATAGTGAAGTCGACAAGGTTCTTAGTGTAGACCACGCCTAGCGGGATTTGGTTCATTAAAACGGCTTTAGCCTTTGCGGCTAGATAGCTGTCGGTAAAAATCAAATAAACGGGGATCGCTCCGGGCGTTTCTTTTTGGACTTTAAGTTTTTGGCGCTTTAAAAATATGCTATCGTTTAAAACGACGTCGGGCTCATATCCCTGAGTCATACTTTTAGCCTTTGAATTTGGTAAATAGTTTATACCTAAAAGCCTGCGATTTTTGGCGCTGTCTTTTAAGTTGAAATTGTTTGAGAATGAATAAGCGCCTTGGATCCCGTTAAGCTGTTGCGCCTTTTTGAAAGTCACAAGAGTATCGGCGTCAAGGTCTAAAGCTTCGTTATTTATTAATATTCGTGTCATAACTTGAAGTTACCCGAGTTTACTATTTTCGCTTTGAGTATGTAGTCAAACGAGCGCATAAGTGAAGCCTGTGAGCCTGTTACCTCGCACTCTATAAACACATCGTTACCGTTGAGCTGCTTAAGGTTCATTTCTACTTTCGGCGCACGTAAGAGCATGTCAAATAATTCCTTAAGTTGTTTAACCTTTGAACCTTTGAAGTTAATCTCTTTTTTGTAATCTGCGTCCGATTGAACGGCCGGCGATTTATTCTCGTTTTCATTAGAGTAATTTCGGTTATAAAATCCGACTTTTGAGCGGTCGCTAATTTCTCCGTCAATGTGACTATAAAAGAAACTAAAACCACCTTTAGTGTTTGGGAATCTAAATTGAATGATGGGGTCACACGAATTGTCATCTTTGAAATCATAAGCTTGTAATGTTTTAGCTGGGTTTTGGTTGGTGCACGTTACGGCTCTAAGTGAGTGAATCGCGTTAAGCTGGGCGTCGCTGAACTTGAAAGTCGATACGCCTTTCGTGTATGGGATCGAAGCCGCCAAGCCCGCAACCGTTACGCTGTTGCCTGTGAGCTCGTTTACAAATATTGAAAGGTAGTTATCAAAGCCTCGACAAACTTCGATAACTTCGGGCGTTAGGAACGTGAGCTTATTATCCACTAAGGGATTGGTGAAACTATCAAACATAAGGCGTTCGCCTAATATCGAAAAGTAATCACCGCTTAAGTCGTCGATCGCTCCTACGCCGTCCGTAAATACAAAGTTATCAAAGGTATAATTATCAAATACAAAATTATCGTCCTCGGGCACTGAGCCGTCACGGATCTTAAGGCTAGTCTCAAACTTTTCAATTGAAAGGTTTTTGGTCCCGTCGAAGTTGAACTCAAAGCCGTTAAGCTGTAGCGCCTTGAAGAACTCCGAGGCATCAACGGAAAAAACACCCGTTGAGGTGTTCGGAAATACATTTCTAATAACTGCGGACCTATCGGCGTAAAGGCTTTTGATTACCACGTCGCAAACATAGTCGGCTGGATTCCCGACAACCGAGTCGGTCGTAAACTCAAAAATTGCAGGGTTAGTGCAATTAAAAAACTGGGCGGGTTGTTTTAGTATTGTTATCATGCTCTAATGGTCCACTGAGTTTGAGATATCTCGTTTATAGTTTCGTCGATTGCTATATTCATAATCCTTTGAATGTTGTCGGGGTTGAGTACTGCCTTAAGCCTCGAGGACCCGCCTTGACGGTCCCACGTTGTCCCGTTCTCTAGTATGCTGTTGAGCACCGCTTCGGCGTCAAGTGTGCCCTCTAAATCTTTGGTGAGAATCCACTCTTGTATGTCGTCCAGCGTTGGTGGGCTTTTATACTGTTCACCGTCCCGCAACTCGAGTAGATAATCCATAGCGTAGACTTTCACCTCGTCTTTATTCGCCGTGATATTAGTCTCGTAGCGTACCGACTGCAAAAGCTGTTCGGTCGCTACCATATCCTCGTCGAGTATCGCCTCGATTAAAGGCTCTACCAGTTCCGTTTGTACTAATTGCCCTAAATCCATATATCAATCCCATTTAAAAGGGTTTCGCCATTCTACCTCTTTTGCGAATCCGTAAACACCAAAAAGAATTATGCAGATAGCTAGACCGCCTATTATAAATATATAACTTAAAGGGTTCCAAGGATTAAGCCTGTGCGCCGTATCGAAGCCTCGCCCTAACCTTTTAGCTCTGATTTTATTAGATACTTCTTGAATAATACCTAAGGCTTTTAATATTTTTCTTATATCCATATCGAGTAATATACCTCAACGCCTGTGCAGTTTGTCGACTTAGTGTATTTAACCGAGTTATAAAGCGGGCGTAAAGAGTTAATAGTTATTTGAAAGTCACAAGCTATGTAATTAAAAAGCTCGTTTGCAAAATCAATGTTTAAAAGCTTTTTCACTATGTCGGTAAACTGTCCAGCGTCAAAGGTTGCCCCGTTGGTATCTGTCCCTATTTCCGACGGTACGCCGATAAACAAAACGCCTGAGTAGTTCATTCGAGCGCGTCCCGCTTCGGGTGTAGCTAAATCAATCCTATCAATAAAAAACCAACTAGGCAGGATCTCGTTAGGCGTTACGCCTGTGAGGTCTGTCTCGTAATACTGAAAGCCGTTATATGCCGCAATATACGCCCACAAGTCGGACGGGTCCGCGATTACAGGCAGTACGTACGTCGGGTCTTTTGGTTTTAAAATCGTTGCCATAACTTAATCAGGGTCATTACTAGCGCGTAAAGAGCTGTAAGCTTAACGGCTATATCGATTAATTTAAAATACGAATGTGTTAAGGGTTTAATCCTGCGCAGGAAAAGCCAAAAGCTCTCACCTGGATAGCCGATAAGGTGGTATGCTGCTCGGTGATATACCCAAGAGATCAAATTTATAAACAAAAATATCTTTAAGTAAATCATTTGCGTTTAGGTTTATTACGCTCAAAGGTATTGAACGCGTTTAATTTGTCCGCTAAGATAGATAAAATAATAGTATCGAGATTAAAAAGCGCTCTATTTTTTTGGTCCTTCTCGTTGTAGTTTACGGGAATGCCTTTCTTATCGGCCCAATAGTTGATGTAATAAAACTTATTCACCGTATCGTTTTGAAAGCCTTTAGTCGTTCCCTCGACGTTGTAAGAGGCGTTAGTCTCTTCGATTGCATCGCGTAAATAGACAATAGCCTCGTTGAACTTATGGGCGAACGCCTTAAGGACTATCGAGCTATACGCCGCAGGAACTTTGAAATTAAAGCTCTCGTAAAGGCGTAAAACTATCACGGCCATTTGCTCGGAGCTGTTCGCGAGTTGAATGTCTAGCCAGTCAAACGCGTTAATCTTATCGACTATGTCGGTGTACTTAACGCCGCCAAGGTCTAAGAACTTCGCGAGCTCGTCCTCGTGGCGCAGTATGGCTTTATCTTTTTGCTTTAGTTTCACAGCTCGGTATATTTAATATTTTCGATAATGGTTAAGACCCTTACATCGACTACCGATAGCCATCTGCGGTGCATGGCTTTTGCCTTAGATTGTAGTTTTTCTAAATTAAGTTCCAAATCTAGCGGGATTTTTCGGCAGTCGGCTATAATGTAATCGGCCTCCTCGAGAAAGTCTAAAATAAGCTGATCTAGGTCAGGACTAAAATTTATAAAAAGCCCTGATATTATCGCATCTAAAGCGTTAATTTTTTCGTGTTGTATTTCTTCCGATAGCATAGTATAAAGTTAAGCCCCAAGACTCGCTACAAATCAAGGGGCTTTAAAAGTTAGTTGTAGCGAACCGCTAAGATACAAAACTATTTCGAATTAATCCCATTTAGGCAAAGTTTTTAACTCGAATATAAATCTCATTAGCAGCGCGTCGAACCAATCGGGCGATCGGCCTGTCCGCTTCTTAAGCTCTTTTTTGCTTTCCAGTTTGATTTTACCCTCGTCGTCTGTCGGCTCTCTGCAAATCTGCTCTAAGTCGGACATGATTTGTTTTTTGAAAGTAAGATCCGCGATAAAGATAAGGCCCTTCTCGAGGTATTCTTTAAGCATAAAGGCGCACTCGGTCTTAAGGTTTTTGTATTGGGCGTCTTTCAGCGGTGCGGCGTTGTTTATGAAAGGCTTAGCGGCGGTTAGCTTACTAAGGCTGTTCGCTGTAAACTTCCTTAGCCCGTCCGCGTCGTAGGTTATGTTTGAATACGGGACGCCGTGAAGCTCTGCCAGCTCTTTAAGCTTTGTACCTATCGCCGTTTCGTCTATTTTGTCGATACCGTAAGTCTTTTTGACTACGAACCCCTCCCAATAAAAGATTGTGAATATATCGGCGCCCATGTAGGCAATATCGCAGGTTAAAAACTTCTTACCGTTCGGCTTAACGTGCGAATTAGTGAAGAGGTTACAGATGTCGTCGTATGCGTACATGCTGTACGGGTTATCGTCATACTCCCAATCACCGTAAACTAAACGCTTAATCGACTTTTCGTCGTTCTTAAGCGCTCGCATAAGGTCCCGGATATAATTTTTGGGTAGTCTTTTGTTATCCGTTGGTAGGGCTTGCACGAATTTACGGTACTCAGGGAGGCGGTTTTCCTTTTTGGCTAGGTAATAGTCCTCATAAACGAAATTCTTTGACGGGTTAAGCGTTACGAGCATCTTACCCGGTAGGTTGTAGAGGTCGTTTTTCCATCGTCCGATCGTTGCCTGCAGCATCGCCTTAGCTTTCGGGTGAAACTCCCCGACCTCTTCGCACCAGCCCCGCGTCATTTGGATAGACCCGAAGCGCTCAAACTCGGGATCCGTTGGTAAGTAGGCGGCTTCGAAGAGATAGACCTTTGAGCCGTTGTATAGCGTGTAGTAATTATCCTGTCCGTTGAATGAGTAATATCGCTCGTCGAGCCCCCAATCGCAGAGCACCTC